GTTTTTGTACCCTATCGCTAACGTCCTCAAGCTCTTCCTCGTGGGCTTTAGCGTCTGGGTCTTTCTTTGCGACCTGGTCCCCTTCGGGACGGTCATCAACCACTTCAATTTCAATATCGGATTTGTCGGGACTCTCGATGGTTGTAGGTTCTGCGAACCCCAATTCATCGACAGGCAAATCGACCTTTACCTCTACTTCCTCTTGAGTGGTTTCTTGATTAGCTTCTGTATTCATACTTTTGCTATACCTCTAGGATCATCGACAACCGCTTCAACGGTGTCGTCATTAATTAAACGGAACTCTTTCCCATGAATTTTAATTCTTGTTCCAGAATACGCTCGCATTAAGACAAAATCGCCTTCTTTGCACCAAGCTCCCGTTGGGAATCTTACTACATCTCGATAGGCTAATGGTCCTAGTTTCATAACAAAACCAATAATGGTTGATAATTCTTCTGCCTGCAACGTCTCAGATGCTTTGATAATACCTCCTTCGGTCTTATCTTCCACATTTGGAAGTGCAATCAGAATCTTCCAACCGCACGGTTCTGGCAATTGTGAGGCGGTAGTGACCGCTTCTTCTACACCATTCCCGTTGGTAGCTATTTCTGCTTCCATTCTTACTCCTTATGCAACGACTTCACGAGGGGTCGTAGTTCCCCCTGCGTCCTTTAACGGACGTTACGAATGCTCTAACTTCTCTTGAAGATCGAGCAACTCCCGTTCAGCAATAGCGAGACCTTCTATAGTCCCACACATTCGCTTATATTCGGGAAAGTCAACAGCACCTCCAGTGGAGATGTTGTCGGCTATTTCGTTCATTTTATTACGCAATACCTTGCGTAAGTGATCAAAACTGTTTTCGTAAGACGCTTCACTCATCGTCTTCTTTCATTAATTCCTTTGCCACTTCTGCTCCTATTTTTGCTCCTTCGATACGTTCTCGGCTAGAGATTTCCTCTCCTTCCATTTCTGCTTCCAAAGCCTGCTTCGCTGATTCCGCTCCGATCTTGGCTCCCGCTATACGTTCCTGAGCGTCAATTCTTTCAGCATCTAATTCATTTCTGTCTCTAGCTTTCTGTAAGTCAGCCTGTATTCTAGCCTGAGCCTCTAAAGCCTTACGCTGCACGTCTTGTTCCTTGATTGCCAATTCTCTTTGTTGCATCTGAATAACTGGGTCTTCCATACGTTCCTGTATCTGTTGCATCTGCATTTCGGCTTGGTCTTTGCCCAACAGTCTTTCGGCGGCAGCAGCCGTTAGAGCAGAAAGTTGTTTCTCGACATCTTCTGGTAATGGTTCGCCGATGGGTGGAAGTTCCACACCAAGTTGTTTTTCTAATTCTCGGCGGTATTGGAAAGCGATGTGTTCGGTAACGTGAGCCGCAAACGCTCCCTGCAAGGCTTGAACATTTGGTGACTGGGATAGCAATTCCTGCATCTTCGGGTCTTGAGCGGCTGCCATGTGAACCTGTATATGAGCCTCATGGTCTTGATACTCGTATGCTTGTATAGGCACATTGTTCAATATGTTCATGTTTTCGGTCACTGGGTCTAATGGCGGTATCTCGTCTTCTGTCGGTACCAGATCATCGGCATCTCTAATGCCCAGCACATCAAGCATTTGACGGTGTAATTCGGGTAAGTCATAAAGTTGCGGAGCTGTATTAGAAAGCTGTAAAGCCGCTTGATACTGCATAATTCTTTGTGACATAGTAGCGGCATTTGGATTAGAAACAGGCAACACATCAACCCTTTGGTCAAAGTCTTGGGCTACTAGAGCCTCTTCTTCTTTAGTTTCGTAAGGGTAGGCTTCTGGACCTTGATCTCGTATAACATTAACTAAAATGCGAAATTCTCTTTTCATCGCCGCATGGAGTCTGGCTTGAATAGCAGACATAACCTTCATGCTACGTTCCATAATTGCCAATGTCGTTCCCACAGGAGCCTCGTTGTTCATATCCGCAATCTTCATATCGGCTACGGAAGCAAACCTACGTCCTTCTTCCACAATGGTTTGAAGCAACTGATACAGAACCACGCTTGGCTCCTTGTACGGAAGAAAGGTGATATTATCTTTAATAGCACCACCAGGAATATCCACGTCCCTAAACTCACCAGGCATGATGGGGGAATCATCGCCCTTAATACGCAGTCCTCTTGACTTCAAACCACCAGGAAGGTTGGACAGGGTACCTGCATCAACCAATTGTCTGAGTAATGACGTTGCTGACTTGGATAAACCACCGACTAGGTGGATTAAACCGAAGCCATAAAAGCCTAAACCTGGAAGATATTCGTAATGGACAAAGTGCTGTCTCGCCATTTTCTGTGTATCGTCCTGATACCAGTTACGATAGATGGACAATACCTTAGTTGAACTTAAATCAATGGTTACTACATAAGGAAGCTCAATACCTGTCTCATTTCCTGCTGTGTCCACGTCTTCGTGCCCACTCAGGTCTAAATTAACGTGCATTTCTAAGATCGTATAACGATTATCAAAATTATAATCAGGACTATCTCCCGTTAACTGATCGTATTTGCGTCTAACTTCGTCAATATCGGGGGATGGGTCGGGTAATTCAATATCTCGATAAAATCCTGCTACCTGTAGCTTCCTGATGTCGTTTTTGGTCTTCTTCATCACCTGTGTGACACGGGAAGCGGTCAATAAGTCGCTGGCTCCGTAAGAAACCACTAAATCTTCGGCAGGCACAAAGATAGAACACGGTCTGCCCATGCTAATATCGTAATATATCTTTCTGAATGCCGATCCTGCTAGTGGTAAGCTGAATAATAGCTTTTCGGTCTCGCTACGGTACTCAACCATGCGTTCCGTCAGCATATAATTCATGTAATCCTCGACTCGAAACGCCTGTTTTTCCTTTTCGTCCGTAATTTTCCCTAATATCTGCGTTTTTACAGGTCCTGAGGCGGGAAAAATCTCCGATATTGCTTGTGATTGGAAGCGAACTACCGATTCTGTCAATAATGGGTGAAAGACACCACAAGCTCCCGCCCAAGGCTCTGTTCGATCTTCAATTTGTAAGCCTAATTGGTCTAAACCCTTGCGATAAGTGTCTTCCCAGTCCTGTCTGGAGTCTTTATCACCCTGATATTGCGAAATTAGCTCGCCACCTAAAGCGTCTAACTCGCCTTCTTCCATCGATTCGGCTAAATTATCGTTAAAACCGCCTGCAAATTCCTCTTCGCCGTCTGTAAAGTCGATCAACATACCGCCGTCTTCGGTTTGCACGCCAACCGCTTCGGGATTCAGAATGGAAATCTCCAATTCCTCGTCCTTAATCTCACCATTCGTAGGCGGAATTTGCTTTTCTATTGCCATAAATTACTTCTTTGTTTTATCTACCCGTCTTACAGGTACTTTCACTGTAGTCCAAGCCTCATCAATATTGGGAGTGGATTTATCATCTCCCTTATAACGACCTTTGGCAGTACGAGCACGAACTCGCTTAGTAACTGTTTTTGGTTTGGCTTTCTTTTTTACTACGGCTGAGGTTTTCTTTGGTTTCTCTGAACTTGAAAAAGCCCATTCTATGCCAGCTCTAATGTTGGCTCTTACTTTATTCCAAATAGACATAACTGCTCCTATGTTTAGTTGTTCATTATTTTCTGGCACCCTTGCTTTCGTGCCTACGATCTTTATAACTCTGCTTCTTGGTACTTTCCTTACCCCGCCTCATGCCCAAAGACTCGTCCAAACGGTCTGCTGATGTTTGTTTCTTTTGGTGATGGTTGTATTTGCGTTTAACTTGATCTTGATACATCTCAACATCTTCTTCGACAAACAGCGAAACCTCACCTACATTGGAATAGCCTTTGCGGTCTTTAGGGTTAACATACTTATATTTGTAAGTAGCCAAACCGTTCTTTTCTGTTTTAATTTCAGCCATAATTTTCTCCTAAGAACTATACTTCTTCTTAACTAACTCTTGCCAAGAAGTCACTCCACCTGAAGAACGACCAGTCCTTCCGCCTGAAGCAATACCTGGTGGCTGAGGACCTGGTCCTTGTGGAGGTCTTGGGTCTCCATCTCGTGGGTGTCTTGGGGGAAACAGTCTACGTTTTATTTTTCTTTTCCCTCTTGGATATTTTATTCCTCCTCTTTGTCCTGGTCCTGGCATTACATTCTCCTGTATTTCTAATTAATAATAATCTGCTCGTCTGTCACTCAATAGAGGTTCGTCCTCTTCATCGGTGGCAAGCGGAATAAAGCCGCCCTGTCTAAAACGCAGTAAAGCCTGCGTACTGGAATCCACCAAATCATCGTGATCGCCGCTCGGAAACGCAGCAAACTCCTCTATTACTTCTTCTGAAAATCGCCTTTCGGGAACCCACACAGAACCAGATGCGAACAAATCGGCAACAGCATTAACTCTTGCGATTTTATCGTTACCTCTGGACGGTGAATATTCCGATACGGGTATTCCCATCGCCCTCAATTCAAAGATTAAGGGACTGCCCGCAGCCTTCGCTTCTATGATAAAAGCATCGGGTTGCCATGACTTCCATGTATCAAACGCACATTGTTTCAGTTCTGGAAACTCCATGCGGTCCTTAAATGCGTCCAGTAAAATCAACTGCGGTTGTGAATAACCGTCATCGCCGACCTTGTACCAAACACCCCATGTGGTGCAAGCTGAATAATCCGCCCGCTCAGTTTTAAGAAAAGCCGTGTCCCAAGATTGAATTACAAATTCGCACTTCGGCGGTTCCTTCTCTTCCCACGTTTTCCACCATTCCCGTTTGACAATCGCCCCTTCTTCAGCCGTTGGGTCTTGCTGATACTGGGCTGACCATTTAGAGACAGGCAGTTCTGCCCGTAACTTCTCCAATTCGTCAATGTGCCAAAACTCTTGCCACAGTGCCTTACCTGAAGGCAGTATCGCTGGAAATTCTATAACCTCCCATTCATCTGCTCCAGCTCGCTCTATGGAAGACTTGAGTATTTGTCCTGTTAAATCCCTCTTGTGCCAACGGGTCATCACGACCACGATGGCTCCACCAGGCTGTAAACGCTGTCGAGGACCAGAGGTGTACCATTCGTACACACGGTCAAAGACAGCAGGGTCTATTGACTGACCTTCCTGTTCAGAATGCGGATCATCGATAATCAGCAGATCGGCTCCTTTACCCGTTACCGCTCCGCCAACCCCTATCGCAAAATACTCGCCGTTATGGTTTGTGTTCCAGCGACCCGCAGCTTTTGAATCCGCTTGCAAAGCTACGTCAGGGAAAATCTTTTTAAACTCTTCCGAGCCGACTAGGTTACGAACCTTACGTCCGAAGCCTACCGCCAGCTCTGCCGTGTGAGCAGTCTGGATAACCTTCTTCTCAGGAAAGTTTCCCAGAAACCACGCAGGCAATAAGTACGAGGCAAACTCTGACTTGGTATGTCGGGGAGGCATATTAACAATCAAGCGTTTCAATTCGCCTCGTGAAACCTTTTCAAAAGCCTCCGCCATAATACTATGGTGGTTGCCTTCAATAAATGCCGCCCACATCTCTTTCACAAAGGTCATATAGGAAGCACGGCATTGTTCCCGTGTCTTCGCATCTTCATAGTCTTCCAATAGTTTCAGCATTTCTTTCTGCTGGTCTAAAGGTAACTGGTTTATCTGTGAAATTATATTATTCATTCTGAACAAGAAGCCCCTCGACCCGTGGAATCTCTGGAGAGTATGTCAAAGATTATGTGAATAAAGCCCAAGCGGGTTGAGGGACTTAACATAAATCCCTCTAGTATATATCTAGTAACTAGAACTAAACTAACTATAAAAACCCTTAGTTTAATTCTAGTATCTAGTATATATCTAGTGACGGTTTTTCTCTCGACCATAGCACATTACCCCCTCTTCACAAGTTCGTCAAGCGTTCCCAAGGAATTTTTTCAACTCGGACTGTGCGAGGGCGGTTCGGTTTCATACTCAAATAACCGTCATCGATAAGTAAATGGATGATTCTGTGGATATTGGACTTGGAGTTCATATTCAGCTCCCGACAGATAATTTCCATGCTCGGAGCACAGTGGTTCTGCTGCCAGTAATGGTCTATAAATTCCAGTACGTCCCGTTGTCTCGGTGTCATAATACTGCTCCCTGTTTATATGGTACCAGAACAAACCAAGAAAATATAGGGTACATGGGTTGAGGGGACCCTAGCGGAAAAAAAATAGTACCCCCCCTATGAAAATTATGAAATCGTTTGCGTGAAACTCAGATAAGGGTATCAGGTGGACGTCTGCGCACAGGGGGGGGTTGGGGGGCTTCTAATACTCTGGATCGGAATCTGGCTAGGTCAGTGAGCACTCACTTACATGACCTGTGGTGGTCGTCCTAAGTGTGCTTGCTTGAGTGTGCGTGTCTGAGTGAGTGCGAGTGAGTACGCAATCAGCAGTACGTCAGCTAGTTCGCCTTACGCCAGAATAATTATTTTGCAGTCAATCGTTATTGCTGACTATGAGACGTGAGATGCGTTCCTCTAGTTCTGTCTTGATCTGGTCTGCTGACTTGTCCACGTTCACGTTCTCAATGACTTCACTGAACAGTTTAATCTCGTTGGTCTTGCCCAAGAGTTCTAGTGCTCTGATCCTAGCTGACTCGTTGTTGTCTTGGTCCTTTGCTTCTGCTTGTAGTCTCTCAAGAATCCATGATCTTAAAGAGACAGCAGAAGCCACTGCTGTGTCCTCTCTCTTCTTATAAATAGCCTTTAGCCTTTGGGAGACCTTTGGGTTAGACATAAGCAAGCTACTCTCTGTCCAGATGCTAGAGTCTTTCATCTTCTTAGTATTGTAAGCTTGCCGATACGCTTCACTTGCCGATAGACCTTTAGCAACTCCCTCTATGAACTTCTCCTGTTTAGCAGTGAGGTT